AATGGTGGTATGACAATATGGGGAACTCCTATTATTGCTGCATCTTGGGTTACTGATGACAAGGTTTTAATTATGGATAACAGTTTCGTAGAGCGTATTGAAGTTGAAGGATTAGCTATTGAATTCTCTTATGAGAACGCATCTAACTTCCAACAAAATATGGTTACTGCGAGAATTGAGTGTTATGAAGATATTAACTTAATGCAACCAACCGCAGCAATCTATGCTGATTTGGGTAACGTTTAATTTAATCTAACATAGATAATAAAGACCCCTTACATTTAGTAGGGGGTTTTTTATTATATTTATTGTAAATTTGTAAAAAAGATGTATGTCATATAATAATTTTATCATTGATTTTACTTTGACCGACATAGGTACAGTTGTTGAACCTGTTACATTAGCAGAGGCAAAATTGTATTGTAGGGTAACAACTTCGGTTGATGATAACCAAATTACCTTGATGATTAAACAAGCAAGGGAAGCGGTTGAAGTAGGTACAGGATTGAGTTTAATAGCAAAGACTGCGGTTGTATGGTTTACAAATTGGGATGGTAACTTCCAGCTTCCTTATGGTCCGATGAATAGTTTTACATCATTAATAGACCAAAACGGAGACACTATTGTTGCTGCTGATTACACATTAGTAGGTGGTAAGTTCCCACAATTACAAAGACCACAATTTGAAAACTTAAAGGCAACTTATGTGGTAGGTTATGCAACCATTCCGAACGATTTAAAGATTGCGATTTTAGACCAAGTTAGTTACGATTACGAAAATAGAGGATTGGATAGTGATACAGGTATTTGTGAAAAGACTTGGAAAGCGTGTCAACGTTGGACAAGAATAAGCCCAATATTATGAGGATAGGAAGCAAAAAGGCAAACTATGTTGATGCCAACACAATGTACTCGGAAATAGGCTTATATGTGCCTACAATCACCGCTGATGGGCAAGGTGGCTACACAACTACCTATGCCTTACAAGAGGTCGTATTTGGGGATTTTAGACCTATGGATGAAAGCAGAAAATTAATGGATGCACAAATAACATATACAAGGGCTGCAAAGCTATTTGTCCGTTACGATGTAACAATAACCAATAACTACAAAATATTGGCAGAAGGCGATACTTATGTAATTCATTCTTTGAAGGATGTAGAAAACCAATTTAGATTTTACGAAATATTAATGTACTTCTAATGGCAGACCAAATTCTATTTAGAATTGAAGGATTAGATGCACTAATTACAAGATTAGGCAAATTAGCACCTGAAATTGCTAAAGAAGTGGCTATGGAGGTTAACGCATCTGCATTGGCTATACAAAGCAAAGCAAGAAGGGATGTGGTTGTTGATAATTCTACTTTACGAAGTTCAATACAATTAAAGGAAGTTAATACAGGAGACAAGATAATGTACACAGTTGGAAGTCGTTTAAAGTATGCACCTTATGTTGAATTTGGCACAGGTGGAACAGTTAATGTTCCTGCTGGATATGAAGATTTTGCAATACAATTTAAGGGCAAAGGAATAAGAAAAATAAACCTACGACCAAGACCTTACCTAATACCTGCCTTTGAAAGTGAAATACCTATTTTGAGAAAGAACATACAAAATGTAATAAAGAATGTTAAATCCTAATATAGAAATAAAGAAATGGTTTTATACTAACTTGACAAGTTCAAGCGGATTGCCTGTTTACGATGGTTACGCACCTGATAACGGAGTGAATGAATATGTAATTATGACAGGCAGAGCATCGGCACAGGAACAAGGTAAAATCAGTTACACCAATGCAGTTACCATTGATGTTGACATTGTAATAAAAAATAGTAACTTTGGATATAAAAGAGCCGAAACAATAAGCGATTTAATACTAGCTGCAATCAATTCCGAAACCGCAATAACCTTAACAAATGGGTTTTATGCTACAAGTTTGGTGGTGGGTGCAATTAGAAATTTAGATGGTTTAAACCCTTCGGATAACGTATGGAGAACAATAATAACTTATAATTTAATAATAACTCAAAATTAAAATAAAATGGCAGAAACTAAAGTATCAGCAAGGGATTATATCCTTTTAGCAGATTTAGCTGGAGGTACAACTTTTTTACCTGTGGCTTGTTTAACGACAAACTCATTGACATCAACTGTTAACACTATTGATGCAACTTCTAAATGTGGAGACCAATTTCAAGTAGGTCCATCATTTACACAATCATTCAAAGCTGAAGGTTTTGCAATTGATGAAACAGGAACTCCTAGTAAGGATTCTTACCAACAATTGTATGCTGCTCACGCTGCAAAAACAACCTTTACTATTAAAATGGGTAAAGCAACACCAACTTCAGGTGATGTATATTATGGTGGTCTTTCAACTAGCACTGTATTTATTAGCGACTTTGAAGTAAATGCAGCTGATAAAGATGATGTGAAATTTACTGCAACTTTTGTAGTATGTACACCACCAATTGCACAAACTGAACAAGCCTAAAACCAATAACCTATGTTTGAATTAAAACTAAACAACAAAACAATTCAATTAAAATGGGGTACTTGGTCAATGAGGGAATTTTGCAAAGCAAAAGACATTACAATAGATAAGTACTTTGATTTTTTAGCTGGTAATCAATACGACTTGGATAACATTGTTAAAATAATACACATCGGATATAAATCAGGTTGTATTACTAACAAACAAGAAGTTGAATTTACCGAAGATGATGTTTGCGATTGGATTGATGAAATAGGCGGTATTTTTAATCCTGAAGGACAAGTTCTTTTGTACTTAAAATATATTGTAGAACATACAGTTTTGGCAGTACAAGGAACACCTAAAGAAGAAAAAAAAAAGTCTAATAAAGTTAGGTTGGGATGATATTTTAGTGAAAGCTGCTGAATGCAATATAAGACCCAATGAGTTTTGGGAAATGACTTGGAAAGACTTTTCTATTATCGTAATGGGTAAGGAAAAACAAGAGTTAAACGAATGGGCAAGGACTAGAAACCTTGCCTATATTGTATATTTAAGTAACACTACTGAAAAATCACCCAAAAGTATAAAGGCTTTTTGGCATATACCTGCGATAGATGATTTGGAAGTAGAAGAAGAAAAGGTAATGTTGACAAGCGACCAATTGGCAAGGACACTAAAGTTGTACGGAGTAAATTAAAATATTATGGCAGATTCATTTGATAAGTTTAGTATTGGTATTGATGCCGATGTTTCAGCATTACAATCTAGCTTAAAGGCAGCACAAAATACTCTTGCACAATTTGAAAGTGCATTAAAGAAAGCTACTAATATTGGTGAGATAAATTATCTTAATAAAAACATAGATAATTTAAGAGGTACAATTACAAGATTAAACGAACAAGCTGGAAAGTTAGGCAAACCAATGGGTGATGCTTCGCAATCGCTTATAAACTTCTCAAGGATTGCTCAAGATGCTCCTTATGGAATTATGGGTGTTGCGAATAACTTAAATCCTATGGTAGAATCGTTTCAACGATTAGCTAAAACTGAAGGTGGCACTAAAAAGGCTTTACAAGCAATGGTTGCTGGGTTAGCAGGTCCAGCAGGGGTTGGTGTTGCAATTGGTATAGTATCTTCATTAGCGGTTACATTTAGTAAAGAAATAAAGGAGTTTTTTAAAGGTCCAACAGGAGAACTAGAAGAATTTAGAAAGAAACTTAAAGAGGTAGCTGATGATATTTATAAGTTAATTGGTGGCGAACAATCTAAAAGAACTAAAGGTATTTTATTGGCTGAAATTATTGTTGGTGGTAATAAAACACAGCAAGAGGAAGCATTAAAACAATTAAAGAGTTTATATAGCAGTAGTGCAGCTATTCAAAATGCAAAATTAGGACAAGATAAAGCCTATTATCAAACTTTAGTAAATCAAGCTGCAATACAATCAAGTGCAACTGCTAAAGAAAAAAATAACATTGAACAATTAAATATTGCTAATGCTGCACAAATAGAAAATGAGAAAAAAAGAAATGCAGAATTAAAAAAGATTACATCCGAAAAAATAGAAGGAACGGGATTTGCAACAAGATTAGTATCAGTTGCTGAACAAAAAAAAGCAATTAATGATGCTTATGATATTTTAGGAGATAATATTAAAAAGAATATTGCAACACTTGAATTTGATACTTTACAACAATTAAAAACAATTACATTAACTCCAACTGCTGATAAGGTTAAAAAGGATGGAGATAAAACAATAGACGCTTTAAAAGAATATTCTGCTAATTTAAAATATGAATTGTCTCAACAATTAATGGATATTGAGAAATACAAAAAAATATTTAAAGATAAAGGGTTTGATAATGCTTTAATTCTTACCTATGGTGATAAAGGAGCAGCTGCTGATAGGAAAACAAAAATGGGTGAGGAAAGAAAAAGAGTTACAGGTAAAGATAATAGTTTAGGTGATTTCTTAACAAGGGATGCATCAGGTAGAATGAAGGGTTTTAAGATGGAAAGTGATAGAATTGATGAACTTAATAAATCATACGAATCTTTTGCTAAACAACTTTCAGGAAATGTAGTAAATGCGTTACAAGGTGTTTATGATGCAATGCAAAAAGGCGATAGTTTTGGTAAGGCATTTTTAGATATGTTAGGTAAAATTACCGAACAATTAGTTGCAATGGTAATTCAAACATTGATATTTAGAGCAATTATGGCTGCCTTAACAGGTGGTGGTAGTGAAGTTGCAGTTGCTGCTTCTAATGTTGCTGGTTCTGCTGGTAGAATATTAATGATACCAAAATATGCAGAAGGCGGTATTGTTAATAAACCACATATCGGAATGGTTGGTGAGGCTGGTCCTGAAGCTATTATCCCATTAAATAAATTAAGTGGGTTTTTAAATACTACATTTAACGCAGGTGCAATGAGTGGTGGTGGTGCAATGGCAGGTGGCGGTTCATTTGTATTAAAAGGTAATGATTTAGTTTTAGCATTACAAAGGTCTAATCATTCACTTAACTTAAGAAGGGGAATATAATGGCATACGCAAATAAATATAAAATAACAATGGCTTCCAAAAGTGGCAGCATTACGGAATTGTATTTATTAGAAGATGATTATGCTGGTAGTGTAATTGAATATCCAGCAACTACAATTCAGTTGCAATATATCCCTAGAAGTGATGATATTTTTGAGCCTATTTATGCAAGTCAATTAAGTATAGGTGTTGATGTTACGGATGACATTGAAAATATGCCAAATTTAACAACATTAAACGATAGAAAGTATTTATGTAAACTTTACTATGATGAAACTTTAGAATGGCAAGGGTGGGCATTAAGTGATAGCGTTCAGTTTTCATATACAACAGGAAGGAAAGAACTTTCATTTAACGCAGTAGATGGTTTGGGTATATTAGAAAAGATTAAATACCCATTAGCAGAAGATTATGTTTTGAGTGATTTTAATGATTGTTTATTTTACATATTAAACTCATTAAACGCAATTGATTTTCCTACTAACTTAAATGTTATTACAGGAATAAGTTATTATGCAGATGGAATGTATAATAGGTCAACATTAAGTTGGGCTGACCCATTAAAGCAATCATTTTTAAACTTTGCTTTATTTATTACTAATGATTATCAAGTTGATAATTGTTTGGCAGTTTTAACTAAAATAGTAAAAGGATTTGGTGCAAGATTATTTCAAGCACAAGGGAAATGGCAAATAATTGCAGTTTCACAATTTGCACAAGAAACATATTGGTTTACTGAATATGATAATGCTGGGTTGGTTGTAGATTCAGGAACTACAAGTTTTAATGGTTTAATAGATGGTTATAGTGGTAATGAAACAGGTTTATTCTTTGTTGATAATAGCCAAATGAAACTATTAAGAAAAGGATATAACAAGGTGCAATTTGATAAACAAATTGAATATCCTTCAAACTATATTACTAATGGTGATTTAAAGCAAGTAACATCTTCAGGCGGTTTATTACACGCATACGCTTGGACTGAACAAGTGAATGGTGGTTTAATATTTGTTGCACCATATCCTAGTAGATTATCAAATGATTA